CTTGAATCCCAACAAGTAGCTTAAATTACATAAGGGTTAGGCGAGAAATCGCCTAGCCTTTTTATGATTTGTTTGAGGTAGGATATCCAAACTAGCTGAAAAGGAGTTCTATTTAGATACTGATTCTTAAGAGTTGCAACTCTATTAATAAAAGGTAATCTGATGCATAAACCGAAATAACCTCGCTAGACAAATCGCCCAAAAATTATGGACATACATTACGGAATACTACAATTATTTATAGGTCTATGTGCCATTATGGTGGGTGGACTTATAGTTTATTTTGTGATACAATACAATATAAAAAAAGAAAAAGAAGAAAAAGAAAATCAACATAGAAAGGTACACGATTATGAGATATAAATACAAAGTAAGAGAGTTAGGAAAAGAATTAGTAGAAGATATGGAAGCTATGTCTTTAAAAAAATTAAGAAGAAAGTTAGACCATAAAAAAAAATATGCCATTGAGTATATGAATAAACATAATCATTTTATTGCGACAACAGTTAAGGGAATAGAACCTAAGTAGTATATACTAACCCCCCTGCAACGACAGGATAGCATACCATACTTTTGAAAAAATGTCAAGTAAAAATAACAGAAAGATTAAAAATATATTATGAAACCAACAATGAATTATGAGTTAGAACAAAGAAAAGAACTCAATCCATTTAAAGAATTAGCCAAAGCTGTAATTACTAGGGCTTGTTTAGATAGTCTAGGTCATATAACTAATAGTAGTTATTGTGGTAAGACAGAGAAAACTATACTGATAGATAAAGCAAAAAGATTCTTTGACCCTAGTATAAAATCATTTAGATTGTGGTGTGATCTTGCAGGTGGAGAGCCTGAATATATAAAAGACTTACACAATGATTTGACATATCATTATAATTGTGGTAGATTAAAGAACTTCAACACAAGAGTCGTAATAGAAACCTTACTAAAAAAACTATGAACATATTTCATTTACACAAAAACCCAAAGATATGTGCCGAGTATCATTGTGATAAGCACGTAGTCAAAATGATATTAGAAACTGCACAAATGCTATCAACAGGTTATCAACGTCACGCAGGAGAAGACAAGAAAGTATATAAGTCTGCATATCCTAAACACCCAATGACAGTTTGGGTAGGTGATAGTGTTGGTAATTTTGGTTGGACTTTATTACTTGGCAACTGGCTTGGCTTTGAATATGAAAGAAGATACAATCGTATGCACAAGTCTATGAAAATTATTAATTACTTTATTGATTTTAATTTATCTTGGAAAGATAAGATACCTGAAAAAAAATTTACTACACCACCACTATGTATGCCTGATGAATACAAGTGTGATGATTACATTGAGTCATATAGAAAATATTATACACACGATAAAAAAAGATTTGCAAAGTACACACACAGGGAAATGCCAGACTTTATGAAAGAAAAACAAAAGGAGGAAGATGAAAAAGTGTAAATGCGAAAGCTGTAAAAGAGAAATAACTTTAGAGGAAGCAGTAATAATATTTTCTGTTTATTTCTGTAAGGATTGTAATGGTTAAAAGAAAACAACTTGAAAAAGAAATAGGTACATTATCTAATCCTAGTAAAATGCCTGCGTTTGCTTGGGGTATATCTGCAAAGAAATGTATTACTGGTAGTAAGTTAGCAAAGATAAAAGGAACTATCTGTAATAAATGTTATGCACTTAAAGGACACTACGCATTTAAAAATGTTTTTGATGCACACGAGATAAGAAGAAAAGCAATAGAGAAACCTGAGTGGGTAGATTATATGGCAGAACTCATTACCCAAAAGTACAAAAACCTAGATAAATCAAGGCATTTTCACAGGTGGTTTGACTCAGGAGATATACAATCTTACTCACATTTGATGAAGATATTTGAAGTATGTGAGCTAACACCACATATAAAATACTGGTTAGCTACTAGAGAATACAATATTATAGCACAGATAAAAGAAGAAGATGTGCCAAAGAATTTATGTTTGCGTGTATCTGCAATCAAAGTAGATAGTCCACCACCAAAGTTTTGGAAGTGGACATCAGGTGTACACAAAGATAAAAAAGCAATAGGTAAGGAGTGTCCTGCCTATAAACAAGATGGCGAGTGTAAATCTTGCCGTACTTGTTGGAGTCGTAAAGTTAAACAAGTAAGCTATAAGGAGCATTAATGGAAATAAATGACAAAGAGATAGCAGATTGGGTTAATGATTGCCCAACGCACAAGATAGAAGTTTTATATTCAGATGAAAATGGTATTCAACTTTTAGTAAATTTTAATAATGAAAAAGAGGAGGACTAATGACAAAAGAAGAAATAGTAATAGAGTTAAGGTCAATAATATTTGACTATCAAAAGACAATGACAAAAGATACAGAACAATCATTAAAGAATTTAATTGATATGATAGAGGGGTACAACAAATGAGTAATTGTTATGACCATAGTTATAAAAAAAATATGCTATGGAGTGTTTATGGCACTAGAAAAGAATTAAAAAATGATATGAAAGAAAACAGAAGAGAATTAACTAGTTGGTATTATAAACAAATGTCTTTGTATGATTATGCTTTCTCAAATTTTAGTGAGTGGTATAAAGAATACGCAGGAGATAGTTGGGAAGAACTAAATGGAGAGGAGAACAAATGAGTGTAGATGGAAAAGAAAGTTGGCTAGAAAACAGAGCCATAGAATTGTTTGAGGAGA